GTTATAGACAACGACTCTGTATTTATGGTTATTATCACTACCAGGGTCAAACGACAATTAACTTATTAAATATTGTGTAAAAAATATAAATGAAGACGATAGGAATTGATCCCGGGCAAAAGAACTTGGCGCTCTGCATGATAGACGGTCAGACGATCGTGCAGTGGGCTGTCGTAAACATCATGCCGGACCCAAATGGTATAGCCGATGGTTTGACCAAAATAAATTTTGCGGACTGGGTGAAAGAATCTACGGACGTGGTGATAGAGCGTCAACCGACCAAGAATCCTCGGGCGGTTCGTATCCAACACTATATTGAGATGTTCTGCGCCATGAACGGAGGTCGTGTGTATTGCATAGACCCGAAACACAAGCTATCATACGCATCTTCTACGAGTTACTGGCCAGAGCGCGACATACTCAACTGGTCTTATAACGAACGTAAAAAACTTTCCGTAGAAACTACCGCAAACTTTTTGAAGAATACCGAGCAAGACGAAAAATTTGTGACTATGTTTGAAAAGAGTAAAAAAAAGGATGATCTTGCCGATGCGTTGCTTCACTGCTTGGCATTTGACGAAAACATTAAACCGATGATGAACGATGATCGTCGCAAAGCTATTAGAAATATTAAGGCCGTCAAACCATCTGCTGCAAACACAAAGAGCAAAAAGTATACACAGGGAAATTTGAAATTTATTGCAAAGACCTGGTTGTCCTCATTTGATGCTTTCCAATTGAATGGTGAGAAGACTGATGGATTTACAGAGTCATGTTGCAGACATTTTAACGATTTGAACAACGCATTTCTTCAGTTAGGAGGGAAGTAATCAAGATTGTGTCCAAAAGTATCCAGTAGAGTCACATTCTCCTGTTAAAACAGAATATATTTCATCGGCTTCGATCTTGGTATACGTCTTCTTGATCTCGTTAAAGTTTTCATATTTTGTAATTTCGAATGAAGACTTGCAGATCCGCACGATCTTCTTGGTATTGTCCAACTGAATTCGGTCGAAGGAAATATCCCTATTCGAGCGAACCTGTATCTTGTTTATTGGGATCTTGGCGGTGATGTTTTCCTTCTTTCTCTGCTTCGCCTGCTTGGCAAGATTGCTTTTGAAGATCGACCACGACTCGTCGTCAAACACGATCTGGGGTGTTGCATCCATAAATTGTCCAAACGGATGTGAATTTATAGTGGTTTGGATCTGCCTCACTACGTTTTCATCATGGAAGAACCTCCCGGAATAGAGCATATCGCACATTGAGGACATATTTGCGTTGGTGTGTATAAATAATCCCATCCTGATAAACGTATATATTTGTATACGGCGATATGCCATGGGGCAAATGGTGACCATTTGTATTTCAAATGACTACTTTCTTTCTTGAATGCGTTTTTTCAGCATGTTTAGCTTCTTTTGCTGGTTACTTGGTACCGTCTTTGGGATATTCTTCTTGAATTCGGGTGTCTTGGGCGCATTCCTTTTTGGTTCGGGAACATTCTTTTGGGAATCGTCGCGAACGTATACGACTGACGACCTTTTGAATGCATCAAAACAGAACTCGTTTTTCTTCACCTTGGTTATTGAACACGAGTTGGTGTCCACACAAAACGCCTTGTCGGCAGCCCAGTCGCTCTTCATCAGCGCGCACGGCATCTCCCTAGTAATAGCAGCTCCTCCCATTGCGGGGTCTCCGCTTCTGGCCGCCCAACCGTTATACACGTACTTGTCGCCATTGCACGTGACTCCGGCTATGGCATGACCGAGCGAGCAAGCGTTGCTGATGTATGACGGGAGAATACACGAGTCTAGGACATACACACGTTTGTTGTATACTATTTTTTCAGGGTGTCTACTGAGATTGATTCCCTTTACCTCGTTCATTTTAGGTCTGTATGTTATCCACGCCTTCTGTAGATACGACTCTCCCGCTTCTCTGTGGACGACGATGACTTCCGGATTGTCCGTATCGACAAACGCCCCCTTCGGATCTAATGTTTTCACGGCTTGTTTCCATTTTTTCTCGTCAATGGGGAGATCAAAGTTGTACGCGGAATACACAGCTTCCGTACTACCACGTGGCACCGTCACTGATAAGTGCGGGATTTCCATGAATGCGAATAACTTGTGTTGATACGGGCCATATGGCGCTCCTTCATCAACTTCTCCCGACTTTGAATCAAAATATACAGGGTCGTAACGCCTGAGAGCTCTCAGAAAAGCCCTTGGTTCCAGTTTACCAATGATGTCCTTGTTTAAAGAATTGATTTCATAGTTCATCATTATCTTCATCATGGCCTCCGCGATCGGGGTTTTCCAGTCGTTCTTCTTCATAAGCACCTTAGCATGCGAAGCTGATACTCCGCGCATCCTTTGGCTGAAAAATATCGTCATGACCAAGGCGGCGAAATAGCACGTAGATCCCCGTTGAACCGGTGTATACACTCTTGAACAGTCTTTCGCTGTTAATCGGATGTTATTCATTACTATAAATAATATATTGTTTTTTATAATAATGGATGAAGGTGTAATAAACGTTGTGAGCAACGGGAAGATAAACATCATCAAAATTATTACGTCTCCCGGTCCCAAGTTATCAAGACCGACAGAGACTTTCAAGAAACAACATACGTTCTCTCCGCGTTTCGTCCAGAACGGAAACTTGATCTACACGTGTAACTTATTTACGATGAACATCCCATGTGATGAAGGGTTGGCCTCGGTAGATATGGCAGAACACTTAAACGGAGGTGTCATGAAGATCGCATATAAAGGGGTCGATTTCGCGGTTCCGTCACTTTCGGCAATAGGCGGCATGAATACGTCGGCGGTCTTCGATATAAAAGAAAACGAGAGCGCGTGCCAAAGGAAAATCTGCGAGTCGGGGTGCAGAGACGTTATGTTACCTGACGAGATATCAGACATAGCAGCAGACTCGAGAACGGTATTGATAACCACGAAGATGATGTCAGAGACCACTCCCGGCGAACCCATGTACGAACACCCCGCGCGGCTGATGAACCTGAATTCCGAATTCGTATCCGATATTGTTCACACGAAAAGACTTCAGATTGTAGCACCGGGAGTTTTAGATTATTACGTCCGTGTGGGTATCCCTGCGATATATTCGTGCGGAACCGTCGAAGTGTTGTCTTCTACTTTTTGGAATGACATCTTGATTCAGTTGATAAAAAACAACGATGCTTGGGAAGTACTCAAAGACAGATACAACGCGGTATCTTCGACCGGATTCGTGATTGCCAAAACACCAGATGTCGCGATGGGAGTTTCTTTGATGGAATGGCCGCGAGGGGCCGTATGTTTCCCACCGGAAATACGTTATAAGGAATTCGAAAATGTGAACCGATGGGGGATATATCAAAATTTAGGAGTATCGGATTCTTCTCTCAAAATCCCCGGCGGAGAATACAGTTGGAAAATCAGATTTTTCTTCGGTCCCATATGGCTTGTTCAACAACGTATAAACGATATAAAACCACGAAGACACGGAAACGAACACAAGAAGTTATCCATGGTCAGACACCCGTCAAGTAAAAAATTTCACGAATACTCGTACCCAATGTAAGTGTATGAAATCACAGTTTGTCGATACGAATGTATAATCATATCGACAAATAGGCTGTTTATGTAAATTATTTAGTTCTCCGGGGGGGTGCAGAGGCCGCCATGTTGAGCTTACGAAGCTCTATGACCTTCTTTTTTAGGAAGTTCCGACCCTCCATGCTCATCTTCAGGGAGTTCTGAAGCTTGCGAGTGTAGAGGTCGTGCGCTGCGACAGAAGCCGGTAAAACTCCCTTGCGCTTCCTCATGACGTTCCGAGTTTTGGAGGCTTCTTTGATTTTCCTTTGGATGTCCTTGATCTTCTTGTCAAAATACGGGATCGCTTCTCTCTGGAAATGAGTCAGATCCGATTGAATTTGAGCATGGGTGAGTGCTGGAGCCATTGTTGTGTAATATACTATGCATATATTTTTTTTACTGTATCGTTTTATATCTTCCCCAATATCCATTGTGGCAATTGATGGGTCTCTTCAAATGTAAATTATTGGACTTGATGATATCGGACCATAGTATACATCTGTCTCCGGTTCCAGAAGTGTCCAAGCTTTTATATCCTGCTTTCAAAAGTTGCCTACGAGCCTCCAAGAAGTCCAAGCACCATCTGAGTTCGTCTGGTTCGCTTTTGTTTTTCATCTTACGAATAATTGGTGTCAGACTCATCAAATCCGGCCCGTGGTTTATACTGACATCTACCATGAACCCCCTGGTGACGGGCAATGTCAATTTTGGCCCCGGACGTTTATCACACGAGCCGGTCTTGCTTGCGAAATCATTGGCAAAAGTCCAATACAGTTTGATGTAAATTTTCCACACCGCACATTGCCAATCCTCATCGTCTCCCATGTACACTATGTCTTTCCCGAGATTTTCGAGTCCGGTTATGTCATCCCCGATTGTTTTTTTCATCGGATGGATGTATTTGCAAAGTTTGTGGTTCGGATTGATTTTCTGGAGCTCCACCAATATCATTAAAAGATCACCCGTCCCAGAGCACGCTCCAAACAGCGACACCGTCCACCCCCTCCCGTCACCAAGGCATTTGGCAAAATTATAATTGGTCCACCAGGATGTTGTAGAGTTCTCGGGCAGAGATATCAACGACAGTATGGTGTCTGCCATATACTCGTCGTAACCGATCGATTCGAGCTGTGCGACAACATCTGCTGGGATGTGCGTATCGCTTGGCGACGTTGGCGGTGTTACAATCACGAGTGGTTCGGGCTTGGTTGGGGTAAGTTCAGATGGGGTGGGTGTAATAGGCTTGACGAGCTCTTTTGAAAGAGCTTTCTTGAAGTTTTCTCTTCTTCCGAGACCCAAATTATCGATGGAATCAAGTTGTGTTTCGGCCAGCGCCATCATCTTGGCAACAAAGTCTTGCATCAAAAACGCCTTGTTTTCGTCCGTTATTCTCATTAGATATTACAATACAAAAAAAATATTACATTAAATTAATACATATGAGTTCTCGTGGAAAACAGATGGTAAAATGGGGAAGTTCCGGGGGCAGGAGCCCTTCACCGTCGCCGAGAAGAAGTCCTTCGCCGTCGCCGAGAAGAAGTCCTTCGCCGTCGCCGAGAAGAAGCTCGACGCCCGTCAGAAGCTCGACGTCTCAAAACTCCAGATTCTCCCCCAGGACTACATCCGAACTCCAGACGAGAGAAGCAAAGGTTAACCGGCGAAGACTACAAGCGGAAGCCAAAGCACACAAGTTTGCAATGCAACAGCAGCGTCAAGAAACTAGGCATGCGAAACGTACACAGGACCTCGAATATGCAATGCAACATCGTGAAGCATATGGTATAACGCCAATTACAAAATACGGTATTATGGCGGTAATTGCCGGTGTGATAGGGTTCGTAGCATTTCAGCAAATTTGAATAGTTAAAATACACGTTTCCACGTGCGACCATATACGAAGTCAAATGCAAGCATGGGATTCATTGCCTTGCTAAGATTACCACACTCTGCTTTCTCGTATCCTATAGATTTCAGATACATCATGGCTTCTGATTGACTGTTGTGTTCTTTTTCGAGAACGTCGTTGATATATGATGCACATTTCATCCGTGATGATTTCTTGCCGTCATATTTGCCGTTGGTATGTGCGTCATTTCCATTTTCACTTTTCGTTCCAAGGCGAAGTTTGTGTGGGCGAAAATCTAATTTATCATCATTTTCGTGCAGAATGATATCCTTTGGGTTCTTTGTAGCATATTCCTCGGGATAGAATGCTTGGAAAGAAAGAATATGACAATACAACTGTTTTCCGTTCAGTTTGATTGTTGGATATCCCGAGATTAACCCAAGACGTTCGTCAGATAATACATTTTCCGCATAGTTGGTGATAAACTTTACGCGACACATATTTGATATCTCCCAGCGACCTCTATTAGTATTCGATCCTTCTATTTCTTTCCATATTTCTCCAGGAAGGTCGGGATATTCTTTATATGAGAAGCCATGCTGTTTTCTTTGCGCATAGTGAGTAATCATAGAAATTGTATATTCACGGCCAAACGGATTCTTCTCACCTTTCAAATGTTCAACCCAATCATCAGCAGTTTTCTCCTCGCCATAGCGATCGACAAGGAATGCGGTCTTCAATGTTTCTGGACGAACTTGATTATTGTTTTGCTCCTTCTTAGTCGCCCAGCGAATGTTATCAATTGTGTCGTTATCAGGGTTTCTGTCAATATGATCCGCTGTGTGTGCCAGAGATGGCGATGGGCCGTGGAATGTTGACGCGAGTGCACGACCAACGCTGATTAACCGTTGTTTTCCAGAGTCATCATACACATTGACCAGATTGTATTTTCCCGACTTTTGAGTGCTCACTATATTTCCGTTTTTTAAATTTCTGACGACACCTGATGTATTAATCGTGTATTTATCAAATACGACGTGAGAACCATCGGTATAATCATATTTCAATGATATTTCCATCTTTAAATACACAAAGTATAAATTATTAAATGATGTAGTGTGTCAATATGTTTATATTTTCGTATTGGCATAACACCAGCCACGAAATACGGTCTGATGGCGGTAATTGCCGGTGTGATAGGGTTCGTAGCATTTCAGCAAATTTGAATTGTATTAACGCGTTATATTTCCGAGTGTAGTGATTGCGCACATGGCCTGGTTGTTGCGTAGTATGAATGCAACGATTGCGTAACCGATTAGA